CTCGGCTGGTAGCCCGGGCCGAACATGGTTTCGGGGCCACCGATGATCTGCGCGAAGGCAGTCCGGACAGCCGCGTCGAACACCGGCTGGCGGCGAACGATGTACGGGTCTTGTTGATTTCGCATGGTGTGGTCTGTTCCTGTAGAGTGACCTGATCGAGCCCGGGCAGGCTTAGATCTGGAAGTCGATCGAGATCACGCCGACTTCACCCGACGCGGTGGTGGTACGCCATTTGGCGTTCGCAATTGCAACACGACCAGCGGCAGCGGCGCCCGTTTGCACGGAGCCGATACCGTTCGACGCGGTGATGCTGATGACGTCGTCGTTTTCGTTGACGGCTTCAGCGGCCTTGGCGTAGTAGAAGCCACGCTTCGCGACGGGGACCGTATCGTCCTTGTCCCAGCCGGTTTCCGTGCCGTCGGCGTTGAAGAGCTTCTCGGCCGAATACATGGCAAAGCCGATCGCGACGTCAGCGTCTGCTGCGATCTTCTTCACCGTCTTGGCGCCTTCACGAGCGACGAACGTACCGAACACGATGCGGGCAGCGGAGCCCGTACCGGTGGTGTTGTTCCGCTTCGAGATGACATCGCGCGGGTTGAAGTCGTAGCCAGCGCCCGGGATGCCCATCGGCAGCAGGGCGCCCCCGTTGGTGGCGATGTTGATACCGTTCTTGACTTGAGCCATGATTACTTGGCCTCCTTCTTCTTCCACGCATTCGCCATGCGGTCATGGTAGGCCAGCGACGAGTCGACAACTTGCATCGTCTGTTGCTGGGTCGTCGTTTGCTGACCGCCACCGTTGCCCAGCAGCGCATCGCCGATGGCTTGGCGAGCTTGCGCGTCTTGGGCTTCCTGGCCTGCGGGCTTCAGCGAAGCCACGAGGCGGAAGGCGGTGCGGGCCGTCTCTTGGTCGAGGGCCTTCACTTCCTTGCCGCCGAGCATCACTGCCAGCGGACCCTTGAGGGCTTCATCGTTGCCCACATGCCCCAGTACCTCCAGCCGGACGGCGTGGCAGGTCTTGCCCTTGGCGTCGAGGCCCGGGAACAGACGCTTGCCGGTGTCGAGGGTCTCGGCCCAGTCAGCGACCATTGCGTCGCGCTGTTCCGGGGTGAAGACGTCCTTCTTGGCTGCGTCGCGGTCACCGATCAGTTTGGCAACGGCGCCACGCAGGCCCAGCAGATCGCTGAGGGGGAAGGCGGAGCCATCGATCACGATGGTCTCTTTCAGCTGCGCATCGCGCGCTGCGACATCGTTGGTCAGGGTCTTGATCTGGCCGGTCTGCTTCTCGATGACAGCGGCGGCTTGATCGTTGACCTCGACCGGGATGCCGTCGACCGTAACGGTACGGGGCATAACAGGTTCTCCAGAGGTTTGTGAATCACCAACTCGGCAAGCCGAGCCACATCGTGCGGCGTCCACCAGAGCTACATGGTTGCCGCGAATCTTGCGTTGGACTGCATCGTAGGCTTGCCCCGTGGGGGTCTTGCCCGGTGTCCAATCGGCATGAAAATCATAACCGTTGGACAACTGTACTTTGCCTGCGTTGATCTTTGCAACCGCCGAAGCGTCCTTAACAACCAGCGTACTTTCGGTGTAGTGGTTGCCTTCCTCGTCGACGTAGTCACCTTTCTTGAAGTCGTAGATGTCACCGACAGACACCTCTTTCCAATTGCTTGAGTCCACCGTCTTGTGATCATCGACGATAGGCTTGTAATTGAACGACGTCAGCGACTCTGCGTCGAAGACCTCTTCCGGGGGACGGTACATGCGAATCACGCGCATGGGGTCACCACCGTCTTGCAGGCCCAGCTCAAAGGCCCGGTACTCTTGAATGCCAGTACGCGAAGGCCGACCCTTGGCGATCAGGTAGCCTTCCGGGGTAATCGTGCGGCTCGAGAGAGCGATAGTGTCGGTGACGCTAAGGCGCTTAGTCATCTTCGGTGTCCAGTTCGAATACAGCGATTGCAGTGCATCGGCAGTTCACGTCATCCCCCGGGTGCCCAGTGTCTTCAGGCGGGTCGTCCCATCGAAACGTCTGCCCTTCCTTTTCAGCATGGCTGTCCCGCACGCGCTCGTCAAGCGAGGTCGACCAGATGTACTTAGTGATGCCGAGCTGCGTTTGCCGGGCTTCATTGAAGCTAGCATTCAGCTTGCTGGTCTGGTCGCGAGCGATCAAGTCGGCCCTACGCTTGGTGATATCGTAGTCGTTCTGCAGGTCGCTGATGATCGCTTCGTACCGCATACCGGAGCGCACGTTATTCAGGACTGTGTTGCCCACACGTGCCGCAAACTGCTCGGGGATGCTTTTGATAAGAGCCGTGTTTGCTGCGATGCCTAGTGCCACCTCGTCGGCCACTGCGCCAGCCGTCAGCAGCGGGGCGATGTCTACGCTCACTGCGGCCTGTGCCGCCTGCACGAGCTGCTTATCCGTTTCTGCCAGCACCATCTGCGTCTGGAGTGTGGCTAAACGCTCGGCTTGCTCTTGCAGCCGGCCAAACACGCGGGCCAGACCTTGCAGTTCGTTGTTGATACGTTCGGTAGAACCCGTCGCTGCGTCCGTTGCGCGCCCGTATGCGTAGTCGGTTTCGAGCGCCTTCAAGACGGGGATGACGTCTTCCTGGACGCGAGCCCAGCACTTATCAACGATATTGCGTAGCTGCTTTGTGTACCAAAGCTCTTGACGCTTCATCGCCTTCGGTGGCTTCAGCTTGATGGTCTTCTTGCGCGGCCCCTTGCCCGTGGTCTTGCGGCGCAGGGTCAGTAGTTGTTTCAGCTTCACGCTGTGGCTCCGGGCTTGGCTGGCACGGCGGCGGGCTGCGGAGGGTTAGCTGCCGGATCTGCGTTGGGATCTGCACCGGGCACCACAGGCTCGGGTGGGTTGATGAAGGCTTCGCGCGACAGCTCGTCGACCATAGCGACATCCTCGTCTGTCAGGTTCTTGTAGACCCCGTTTTCCTTGAGATCCTTGGCGACTGTGCCTTCCGTGATGACCGCCGTGTCGATGTAGATCTTATCGCGCTCTGCGTTCTTCTTCTGGATCTCAGCCTTCTCCGTATCTGTCATCTGCCACAGGCTGTTGAACTCGCTGCGGTAGTCGTCGGGAAAGGTGCCCAGCGTAGAGCGGATGAACACTGCGTCGAACTTCTCGAGGTTCGGGCCTACCTCGTCGCGCTGCTTGTTCTTGATCGAGTCGTAGTAGTTGCGGATGTCGTTGTCGCCCGTGGCATTCAGGCCCGTGGCACTCTGTCCGTAGAACCGCGACACCGGGATATCAACAGCCCCCGAGTAGTTGATCATGAACTTGGTCATGATGTTGTCGAGGTTGGCGAAGCTGTTCGACTTCTTCTCGTACTCTTCCGTGCCGTCGAGCAGGAGCATACGGTTGTACGACTTGAGCAGTGCAGCCGTCTGGAAGCGCTTGGTCAGGATGGCTTCACCGTTCTTCTTTGCCAGCAGGTCAGCCAAGCCTTCCGCCTTCACGACGTCAACGTTCGCCTCGAACATCATGGTTGCGATGGAGGCGGTAGTGCTGTCGGCATTCAGCATGGCAGTGTACGCGGACTGAAGAACGCTGTCGTCCCAGTAGCCGTTATTCATCCATGCGTCCCACGGCAGCTCGCTTCCACCAAAGCGAATCACCCGCGTGTGGTGAACCCGGACAGTGCTGTCGTGGAGCATGTAGATCTCGGGCAAGCCGAAGTCAGGGTCTGCCGGGTCTTTGACCATCCCGCCAACCGGGCTGATACGGTTCTTGTCGACGACGAGCAGGTACTTCAGGTCGCCCTTCTTCACCTTCTCCGGGTCGAGCGGTACGTCGAGGTTCCGGCCTGTGCCCATGATGAGGACTGCGCCGCCGTACAGCCGGCCCCACGCAATCGCTTGCTTGAACTTCTTCTGCACACCGAGCTTCTTCTCTGCGTTCTCGATGTCGAACATGCGGGTGTCGCGGCCACGTTTCTTCACCGCCTTGGTGTCACCTTCGCCGTCGTCGAACTTGACCGTGCGCCATTCGCGGGTCATGTCCTGTGCAGGGATGTCGATGGTCTTGCGGGCCAGCCACGAGGCGCGGTACATCGCTGTGAGCTGGTACACGCTCAGGGCAATCGGCATCACGTACTGCGTGAACGACATCTTGTCGCGGTCCGTGCCAAGCCCAGCAACCACGTTCTGCAAGCTGCCGTCTGTGGCCTCGAGCTTGAAGCGCTTATCCACACGTGCCCGGGTCAGTGCAGTATTCAGGGTCTTGGCTTCACGCGGCATCTTCTTCTACCTCGATTAGTTCTGTTAGGTCGTCGTCAACTTCGTAGATGCTTGGCTTGCGTTGCAGGTCGTTGAACGCACTGCTACTTGCGTCCACTTCATCGTCATGCACATTATCGCCGCCGAATGCTTCTAGGATGTTGAAGTAGTGGTCGTTCCATGCGCCGCGCAGTACCGCCACGTTGCCAGCCTGCCATTGGGCACTGAAGGGCTCTGCCCGGGTAATCTTGTCGCCTGACTCGCGGATTGCTGTGACCTTGTACCCAGCGAGGTCACGCACGTACGACTCGGCTTGCTCTTTACCTGCCTGCCCCGGATCTTGGTTCATCCGGATCTTGACGTTGTCTGTGTCGGCCGCTGCTGTGCGCTTCACCAGCTTGCGGACCTTATCTGCCCGCCACTTCTCGCTGATACAGTGGGCCACGATAAAGCGTGGCACTGTACCTGCTGGCCGGATACCCATGAGCACGCCTGCCGTACCATCCGGGTCTGGGTTCGTCTCGCTAGGCTCGGTCGCGGCCAAATCCCATGCACGCACCCAACGTACAACGTCAGTAGGACATCTGTCAATTATGTCAACCTCGTGACGCTTGAAGTACATACCGCTTGCCGGGCGGATGTTCCAATTGCCGCCCTTCTCTTCGTCACCCAGCAGCCGTTCGCGTTGAACCCGCGTCATGGCCTTCAGCGTGGCCTTGTACTTCGGGTCGTTCTTGTTCAGGATTGCGTTGTCCTTGAGGCGCGACAGGATGAACGTCACAGACAGGGGTTCGCAGTCGTCACCGAAGCGCTCAATGAGCTCTTCCTCGCTGTTGGCCCAGTGCACCTCATCACTGACACGGCACATCCAACGGATCTTCCCACTCCGCTCGGGGATGGCATACCCGTCGCCACCAATCCACCAGTCAATGAACTTGCGCACCCATGAGTCTGCGTCAGGGTTCGTTGTGGCCCGCACGTAGGGGCGCACGCCGCAGCCCTGCCCATCACGGTTCCGCGATAGCAAGTACCAGAACTGCGTCTCAAGGAAGTGGGTCAGCTCATCGAAGATGATCAAAGGGATCTGTGACCCCTGCCACGAGAGCATGTCCTTCTCGTGCTCAATGTGGGCCATCTTGATCTTCCCGCCCTTGGGCCATTTCCATTCGAGCACGTGGGATATCGGCGTTCCACCCGCAGCAGGGTACATCTGCATTGAGGTGTCCCACAGCCCGCCCGGGTTCTTGATCTGCGTGGTCTGCCTGCGGAAGTAGACGGAGAAGAAACCGGGGTTGCGCGTCACATGGCGAAGTGGCTCCATGAGCGCCGCAAACGTCTTTCCCCCGCCAGCACTGCCACCATAGATGACGATGTCTGCGGGGGATGAGAGGAATTGCTCTTGCGGCCCCGGCTGGGGCTTGATGACTTTAACGGCCATTCTCGAATAAGTCGTCTTGCTGCTGTTGAACGGGTTCTTCTGGTTCTTCTGGAATGGGCTCGCTGGACTTCATGCACCGCCCAAGGCAACCAGCCGCGCACGGGCAGTCCCCGCAATCAAAGAGAATCATTTCGATTCCTTTGGGTGAACCGGGCACGGATGCCGCAGTGAGCCGTTCCCGGACGGGCAGGTGCA